CGGTAACCCTCCACTACAAGGAGCCCTCACAGGCACTTGTTAGTGATTGATATTTCTTTAGGAGTAAACCTTATCGATTAAGATTCGGCACGTGCCAATGGCACGTTAACCCCTTAGCTTCAACATAACCTCCTTTACGTTTGACTTTCCTAAACATGGGGATGTCATCCATAGAGAATTCCGTGATGGAACGCTCCATTTGTGCTGGCACTTGTAACGCCTTCACAAAGTGGATGTACTCAAAGCGATCCTTCCGTTCCCGGTATATAAACCGGCAATAGTTGAATGCATAAGTACCATGTCGCGATCTGCTAATGCGGGAAAACTTTATCCGCGGGTAGCATTTCGCTAATCTCTCCAGGTCTTGCGACCATTTGAGACCTGAATCGTCGGGATAATCGTCAGGCACTATCTTAACTGATATATTGTGCTCAACGAACAACCGTTCCATCTCTCGCCATAGTCCTTTTTCATACACATATGACAACCGACCGAAGCACGTTATGTACTTCTCTTTAAGTCGGTTGAAGATGATGTAGAGCCAGGGTTCTAGCGAAGATTTCGCAGTTGAGGAGGGGGCCTTCAATGAATACGGCCTAACGTCGTAACCATGGAGGTAATCTCCCCCACAGCTTTCTCTGAAACCATGATCCTGTTCGCGGTAGAAACTTTTATCCGCATTGATCAGGAACCCAACACTGCCAAGGACAGAAATATAATCCTCGGACATGTCAGTAGGTATGATGCAATCATCACCAAAAACGGATATTTTACTATAGTCCCAGTTCCAAGGAAGGAACGTAGACTTATAGCGTCCGCTTAGTGCATATCTTACACCTTGCCCGATGGCCCAGAAGACGAGAGTTTCAAGCGGAAAAGTAACCGCATTACCCATAGTGCTAAACATGTTTAAATGCACGTCCTTACCGTTGATGTTCATAACGGGGGAACGCACCATGTCGCACATTGCGAACCACTTAGGCGGCGTGAGCCACTTAAGCAGGTCATATGCATTGCAATCAGAGGCCGATCGCCAGTCAACAGTCGCTTCACCAGAGGTGATTGAACTGATCATGG